TTCGCCGCCCCTTGGGCAATCGCGGGTTCAGCCGCAATGCCGGGGAGCGTCGTCGATGTAGGCATCATCTCCGGTGAGGGAGCGAAGGGACTAGCCCCACCCATCGCTTGGGGTCCTGCGGGCGCTTGCTCCGAACCAGCCGGAGCGGGAGCGCCTTGCTTCTGTGCGGCTTGGTTTGCCAGCTCTCGCCAGCGAGCGTCTGCCGCTTGAATCACATCCTCGTCAATGTCGTCCTGAAGCAAAATCTTCCGCTCCAAGATGTCCTGATGAATCGCTTCGTTGTCCTGCCAGCGCATCGGCGGAGCGTTCTGCCGCGTGAGCAACGCATCGGCAATGCGATTGGCTCGCGCCTCTTGGTCCGCATCCGGCGACTGAATCTGCTTCATAATGGCAAAGGGCATGAGCCGCTGATACTGCCGCGCATCGATGAGTTGCTTGCTGAACATCTCGTCGAGCAGGAAGAGCCGCATCGCCTTGGGCATTGGCATGAGCGTCTCTGGCTCAACCTTCACATCCGCCGAGCCATCGAAGTCCTGCGCGTTGAGGGCGCGAGCCAAGTCAGGGCGCGACTTGCCCACCGCCCCAAGGTCACGCGGCACATCGTAGCCCCACGCCATGCCAGCCAACTGCACCTTGGCCCAATCAGTCATCGCATTGGCAATCGCCAGCACCGACGGCGCATAGACGCGCTCCAACTGCTCACGGGCGGCGAGAATCGCACGGCCCGACGACGAGCTGGAGAACTGCCCACGGCTGGTATCGTTGTAGCCTGACGCATCCTCGAACGCCTTCTTCTCTAGCGAGAGCGCCTCCTTCACGTCGTTCGCCACCGAGAAGCTCGGCATCGGCGTCACGGAATCGTTGAGGCTCCCAGCGCCCGTGACTTCGACCACCGAAGTCAGGCCGCCGATGAAGGTCTCCTTCGAGATAACCCCCGGACGGGCGAGCAAGCGACCGCCCGAGTTGACGCGAATGGAGTCCACCCACTTGGACATCAGCGCATTGATTCTCTGCTGATGCGGAATCCACTGCTCCATAATCGGGCGCGGGAAATAGCTCGGGTCGGTGGACCCGTCAGTCACGCGCACGAAGGGAATCGCCCCAAAGAGGAGGGGCATCGGCCCCACCACGACGGCATCGCCCACAATGACGCACTGCAACCCTTCGGGCAGGAGGTCAGGGTGCTTCTCGACGTAGACGGTGAACCGCTCGACCACGTCGGCGTTCTTCAGGCGGTCCGCCTCGCCCGGGTTCGACAACTGCATCGTCCACTGCGAGAGTGCGCCGTTGTCGCCCAGCGAATCGGCCCCATCGCCCAGCGCAATATTGCTCGCCTGCCCTGACGCCACCGCGCCTGTCGCGCCGTAGCGTTGCGCGGCCTCGACGGCGGGGATGACCTCACGCAGGATGACGTAGTAGGGCTTCTTCGTGGCGCTCGCATTCGCCGAGACACGGAACTGCTCGACCCGCACCACATCCGTCCGCAGGTCGCCGAGCGGCTTCTTCTCGCCGTTCTCGCCCATCGCCTCGTCCCACGGTCCGGCCTCGGCGTCCCAGTAGACGTGCATCCCCGAGACGCCATCGGTCTGCGCCCAGTAGCAGGCTTCGTGAATCACGCCCGACATCGACTGCGACTCATACGCAAATTCCAGCGCGGCCTGACGGGCTTCCGCCTTGCGCTGGTCATCGGGGTCCAGCGTCATCGGGTTCACCGAGAAGCCGGGGCGTTGCTCGGTGATGACCTGCAAGCGCGAGTCCAGCGCCTTGTCCATCAGGTTGTAGACGACACGGCTCGACTCGGTCGGGCGGACAGGTTCACGCCACGGCCCCATGCCTGTCGCACTCACCCACTGCTGTCCGGCGCGGAACAGGCGATTGCGCTCGACCAAGTGCATATGGGTCTCAATCGCCATCCGCCGCTCGGTCCAGCGGTTCCGCACCCACGACACCCACTGCGCGGGGTCCTCGCCGTCGTTGTCCTCGGCGAGCGGGAAGTCATCGCCATACAGCGCACGAGACAAAGCGCGGAGCTGGGCGTCTTCGGGGAGCGTGATGCGAGCGGCGGTCTCGATGTCGTTGGGCGCAATCTCCTCGTTGGCGCGTTGCCCATTCGCATCCATCACGACCGTCGTCACGCCAGAGCTGGCGGCGACATACGGCTCGACCGCGCCGGGCAACTCGTCTTCGGCCTCCGCCTCTTCCTCGTACTCTACGTCCTCCGGCACGAGTTGCTCGAGCGTCTCGTCGTATTCAGGGTCGAGGAAAGGGATGGTCATGCGAACTCTCCAATGCCAAGCGCCCGACGCACGAGGTTCCACCGTTGCGCGTCAGGCATCGTCGTGTCCTTCACCTTGAGGAACCGCTCCTTCGCGGCCTTCAACACCTCTTCCTGCGCCCACTCTTCCGACTCCCGCATGGCCAGTGCCGCAATATCCTGTGGCACCTCCACGTCCTGCTCGGTCGCGACAGGTGCCACATAGACCAACCGGAGCCAGTGCCGAATCAGCGCCTCGGTCCGGACGAGGGCAAACACCACCACACCCGCCCAGACCAAGGCCACTATCACTCGACCGCCTTGGGTCCCGTCTCCATCGGCTTCAGCGCCTTGAGCGCCTCAATGCCACCCGCCACTTCGTGGTACGGGCGGCTTGCCAGATAGGCGAGAATCTTCTCCAGCAGTTCCTGCGAGATGACGAACTCGGTCATACAGCCTCAGGTGTGTGGTGAATCAGGAGGTGTAGCGCACGGTGACGACAGGCGAACCGCTGGAGTAGGCCGAGCAACGCGCCCGGAATCCGGCATAGCCGTTCATCGGCTTGCTGAAGGCACCCGCCGCTGTCGCGGTCGAGGCATCGGTGCCGGAGTTTGAGGGGGTCATGCTGAACGCCACCCAGTTGGTGCCGTCAATCGTGACCTCGAACGTGATGGTGGCCGAGAGCGCACCGACAATCTGCACAGCGACCCCGCCAGCCGACGGGAAGCCTGTGATGCTGGCGGCGTCACCCTCTGCGCCGATGGTCTTGACTGCGGATTTAAGGACAGTAGCGGACATTGAGACTCTCGAAGATTAGGGACGGCGCATTGAACCGAGACGCTTCTGCAGGTCCATCTTGCGGGCGACTTCCGAACGCAGGTCACGCTCGGCGGACTCCCACATCGGCGACGAGCCACGCATCGCCACGTTGAACATCGCGCCCTCTTTGGCCTGCTTGAGCTTGGCGCGTGGAATCACCACTTCTGCCCCGGAGTCGTCATCGACGAGGACGGCGTAGTCGCCTTCCAGTCGGTCTACCGCATACCGCTTTCTGCCACCCTGCATACGTCCTCCGTTGGGATTAACGCACCCCGAACATACACCGAAGCCCTGTCAAGCGCAAGGGCTGTTCAGCGTCACATCAAGAAGCCACCCGCCACATCCCGCGCCCCGCCTTCCTGCGCCTCGGGGACGTACTGCTCCCAGCTCCCGGGGTCTTGCCCCTCCGGTCCCAGATAGCGGGGGGACTGCGGCTCGGCGACAACGTAGGGCAGGGAGGCCAGCGCGTACCGGAAGGCGTCCGCCCCGTCATCACCGTTCTCGCCACGCTCGTTGGCGTCCCGCTTGAGCGGCACGTTCGGTCGCTTGGGGTCCGGCACCAGCGCCTGCAGTTCAGCCAAGAGACGGCGCGTCCCCACGGTGTCCACGAAGCGGAGCCTGTCCTGCGAGAGCAGACGGCGGATGACCTTGGCCCCAGCGTCACGGTCCAAGCTGGCCTTGGCGAGCGCGATGCCGTACTGGTCGAACACATCCGCCACCGTCTCCGGCTGGGCGGTGTGCGCCATCCGCTGGGCGAAGGCGTCATGACCAGCATAGACTCGGCGACTGCAGGCCGATGGGACGCGACCGTCTTGACCGGGGAGGACCAGCGACCCCCGGATGCTGGCGGCCTGCTCGTGGTCCTGCTCACGGTGCAGGTAGAGCGCGTCCAGCACATAGAGCGTGGTGCCGTCATCCGCGCAGGGGACGAAGACCGCCGGATGCGAGTAGCCCCAGTCATAGCCCGCCCAGAACTGCCACCAATCGGGGAGGAAGTGCGGGAGCTGGGCGCGGTCGATGACCAGCTCGTCCCAGTCGGCTAGCTCCGGGTAGAAGGCGGCACCGCTTGCCGTCAGGCTGGCGTCCAGCTCTTGCTGGGCGGTGGCGCTGTTGGGTGGGTACTCGGCCCGGAGCGTGGCGATGTCCTGCGTCGAGAGGCGGGTGTTCGCTTCGGTCGGGTGGTGCCAGTGCCGCCAGTCAGAGCCACGAGCGCCTGCCTCGACCTGCTGGCACAGGCGGTTGAAGTAGCTAGGCGTGAGCCGTGCAGAGTTGCCGTCCCAGCCTGCGGAGGGCGTCGAGGCGATGAGGCACCACCCGCCCTTGTCGAGCAGGGCAGGCATGACGACAGCGCCGAGTGCGTACTCGAGGTCGAGGTAGGCGGCCTCGTCGATGACCACCCCGCTAAGTGAGCGGCCTCGGATGTTGTCGATGGATTCGGCAGAGCGGAGTTCGAGGGAGCCAAGGCCGTGGAACTGGACACGGCGGTCGGTCTCGTGGAGCGTGACGCCCGGGAGGCCAGCCAACCGTGGCTTGATTTCCTCGCGCCAGATGGCTCGTGACTGCGGGTAGTCAGGCGTCAGCCAGACGACATCCGCCCCCTGCAGTGCGCCCTTGTGCTTGCCCTTGCCGTGGCCCAGCAAGCTGGCAATCAGCGCCTCGCGTGACTTGCCTGTCCGGCGTCCGGCGCGGTGGACCTTGAACCGCTCAGGCGCGTCCAGCACCTCCGACTGGTGCGCCATCGGGCTGGGCAGGTAGAGTGCGGCCACCTACTCGTGCCGGACGATGACTTCGAGCGTAGACGCCCCGGTCTGCTCGATGTGCTGGGTCGCCTTGCCGTAGCCGTATTCGGTGACGTACTCCAGCGCCTTGGCGAAGAAGGGATGCTCCGGGCCAGAATCAAGCACGGTTTGGATATGGGCCAGCACGTTCTCGCGTGAGGCCAGCTCACGGAGCTTTGCCTTCCACTCGTCAGGCGGTCGGCCTGCGTTGGGTGCGCCCTTCGCTGGCCCTCGTCCGCTCTTGCTCCGGTCAATCGCCCAGCCGACGAGCGGACGGCCCCACTTGTCCACGCGCACCTCGCCAGTCTGCGCGGCGGCGTCCGTTGCCGTCTTCACTGCCAACTTGTCATCGGGTGCCATATGGGCCGAACATAACCCGAAGCAGAGCGAAGCGCAAGCAAGCGAACGAGTTGAATCCCGAAGAGACCCCGAACGTTGTGTAACGATTCGCTGGACCCCTTGCGCGTCATGACGGGGGGGTGTAAGATACCCTCGTCGCCACTGTCGGCGGCACTCACGCAAGGGGGCTTGCAATGCAGACGGTCAAGCTGACGCAGGAGCAGGTTTCGGTGCTGGCGCGGTTGCTCGATACGGTTCACGCGCCCACCAAGTCGCTGAATCTGGGGACGGGCGAGTGGGTCGAGACGCCCGTGACGGAGTGGCCTGACTTCCTCTTCCCGCTCACCGGACAGGGCAAGAGCTACACCCGGGAGGAATACACCCGGGACGCCGAAGCCATCAGCGAGCTGAAGGTGCTGGTCGAGAATCTCACGAATCGCAAGGCGTAAGCAGGACAGGCAGGGGGGGGTCTTGACAGGCTCCCTTGCCCCTGCTAGTCTTGACTCGTCACGACACACTCACCACGTTACTCACACACAAGGGGCTACACAATGTTGAACCGTCCGATTTCCAAGGCCGCAGAGCGGGTGCTGTCCTACCTCGACGAACTGCTCGCAGAGCCAGCGCACTATCCGGTCGAGTTGTACGTCAATGGCCGGGAGCTGGGCTACGCCGTGCGGTGCTACGAGACCCAGCGCAAGGTCGCCTTCGCCGAACATCGGAACAGCGATGGCATCGTGGTCTACTTCGGGGTCGATGACTTGGGGCCGAACGCGAAGGAGGAGCGGGACTTCGCGTGGGATACCAACGTCCCCAGCGAGGCGGTCTACGAGCGCAAGTTCTTCTTCGACTACGGACAGGCGGGACAGGCCGCGCTGGCGGTGCAGAAGTACCTCGAGGGGGAGGACGCGCCCAGCGCAGACTGACAGGCCGAAACGTCCCCAGCGTGACCGGGGGCGTCTCACCGTGAGTGCGGTGACTGACGAGGCCAGAGAAGCCGAAGACACAAGGGGACTGACCATGCTGAAAGTGTACGGGATGAATCTGGATGGACGGCGGCGGGGGATTGTCGCCGCGACCTCGTGGTCCAAAGCGGCGGGAGCGGCGAACATCCCGGTCAGTCGCGCCAAGCAGTACGGGTGCGTGACGGGCAACGCCGAAGAAATCGCGCTCGCCACCTCGCGCCCGGGCGTCTGCTTCATCCGCGAGACCGACCACGCCGAGTTCCTGCCGACCCAACAGGAGGCCTGAGTCATGACCAGCAAAGGCATCGCCCAGCGGCTCATCGCCAAGTACGGACAGCAGGACGCCGTGGAGCGCGTCGAGGCCCAGCTCCAGAGCATCAAGCTGACGTGGGCCATCCAGCCACCGACCCGCACCACCTACGCCGCCAAGCTGGGAGCCTACTCCCTGCTCTGGACCAGCGTCCTGCACCACGTCAAGCAGAGCTGACCAGCAGGGGGCTTGACAGCCTCCGCATACCCTAGCTAGTATTCACGCGTAGCTACTACGTTCCACGTTCAACACTCACACAAGGGGAAGCGCCATGCAGAAGGTCTACAGCGAAGTCTTCGAGAACATCATCCGCGAGATGGAGCAGGGCAACGCACCGTGGGTCAAGCCGTGGGTCGGCGGCCCCTACAACGCCGCCACCGGACGCCGCTACTCCGGCGGCAATGTCCTCGCCCTCATCTTCGCAGGCGTCAAGTATCAGTCGAGCGGCTGGCTGACGTGGAATCAGGCCATCGAGGCCGGATGCGTGGTCCGCAAGGGCGAGAAGTCTACCTCGGTCTTCTTCATGTCCAAGGCGGTCAAGAAGGCCACGCAGGGGAACGGCCCGACCGGGGCGGACGAGGACCCCGCCAGCTACTTCTTCGCCCGTGGCTTCCGGGTCTTCAACGTGGACCAGCTTGACGAGCTGGAGCCGGGGGCGCTCGAGGCGCTGAAGGCACGGCACACCCCGGAGACCGTGCAGGGGTTCGAGGCCATCGAGGAGGCGGAGGAGCTGGTCACCCGGAGCGGGGCCGACATCACCCACGGCGGAGCGGCGGCCTGCTACATCCCGGCCCTCGATGCCATCCGGATGCCGGAGCCGGAGACCTTCACGAGCCGTGAGAGCTACTACGCGACCCTCTTCCACGAGCTGACCCACTGGACAGGCGGCGAGAAGCGCCTCAAGCGCATCACCCCGGCGCGGTTCGGGACCGCCGACTACGCCTTCGAGGAGCTGGTCGCGGAACTCGGGTCGGCCTTCCTCGCGGGGCGCTTCGGATTCGAGCAGGTCTCGCAGAGTGCCGCCTACCTCCGGAACTGGGCCAAGGCTTGCCGCGCTCACCCGGAGATGCTCGCCAAGGCCGCCAGCCTCGCGCAGAAGGCGGCGGACTACCTGACCGGGGAGCAGTCGGCCCCGGTTGTGGTGGAGGCTGGCAAGTGACCGACCTCACCCGCCCCGTCACCCGCAAGGTCACCACGCACCGTGGCGAGACCCTCGTCGTGACCCTGACCCCCGAAGGCCTCGTGATTCGGGAACCCCGCCGCCGCTCCGGGTTCGTCCTCCCCTACGGCGTGGCCTTCATGCAAGCGGTCCGACTGCAGGTCGAGCCCCCACTCCACCGGGTACTC